TTCCGTGCACAACTGTTTAATAATATCTGACTTACCAATACCTGGGGGGCCCCACAGGAACACTGGTCGCTTGCTTTTGAATGCTTTGCGAAGAGATTTTTTGGCAGCTTTTGGGCCAACGGTGCGTGAAACGATCTCGCTCATATATACTCCAGGGTTAAAAAATTGTTAAGAATTAACTGTCTATGTATCTATTATACGACAGTAACTTATCTATGTCAACTGGAATTTTGTTAATTTTGGGCTCAATCGTCCAAATCTTTTTGGCGTTCTTTCATTGCTTTGACTAGACCAAACTTTCGAATATCGTCCGAAAACAAGTAAAGCTCAAAACTCTTTTTTTCTGAGAATACAGTTATACTTTCGGCAGTCAAGTAATAGGGGCAATCTATATATCTTTCCAAAAATACAATAGTTTGCGGACTTAGCTCAATAGAATCTGTAAATGGTATTTCGTAGCTTTTTAAATCTAATTCTTCTAGAAGAAATTTGAATCCTTCGTCACTAAGCCTAAATGCAGATTGCTTTCCAACTCTAGTTGATTGCCACCATTTTCTTGAAAAGAGTTTGACATTGGTATCATCTGTACCTTTGCCCCATTGTTTAAGAAATATTTTAGTTAGTGTATCTCTATCAATCATTTCTGTATTTCACCTTGCGTTAATTTAACTACTTGAAAGTCTTGAGTACCGAAAGTTAAATTAAGTTTTTTAGCAAGGTTAATGGCATGCCCAGGATTACTAAAAGATACCTTTTTATACTTAGGACCGGGGTAGCTGGTTAAGCTATTAAATGATTTGAGATTAAATGGCTGTCCTTTATAAAAGACAGCCCAGATGGCATCAGCTTCTAAAACTTGTTCAGCTTTATAAGTTTTTTTATTAATATACTCTAGAAGTATTTTGGGTTTTGGTCTGCTCATATGCGTTATTATCTACGCATATATTTATCATTTTATTGCCTACAAACCGGGTGTTAGTCAGTTTGAAACCCACCGCCATCCATTTCAACAGACACTACATCTGGATTAGATGCTTGTTTTAGTGCATGATAAAGTGTTTCCCAGTCTCTATTCATGTGTTCTAACACTTCTGCTAGAGCCAATGAAATTAAACGAGCCTGTTGCATGGGCAATTTAACTTCTTTTTGTTGACTCAATTCAGCAGTTCGAACCTGCTGTATAAATTGTGTTATAGGTGTAGTATTAATCTGATTTTGCATTGGCTAACATAACCTTCATTTCAATTTCACTAGTAAATGGGCCTTTGAAAGGATATCTTTCAACAGTAATTGCTTTGGGGCAAAAACTCTTAACCCATCCTTTATCAAATTTGATTACATAGTAACCAGCACAATACAAACTCTTTGATTTTTCACTTTTAGTAAACAACGGAAGTTTACGTCTTACATCATACATTGCATTATAAGGATTACAACTAGTAGGATAGCCGTGACATTCTTTGTTGTCATCAGTTGATGTAACTTTTACTTTTGAATGCTTTAGGAAAAAGTCCTTACCAAATTGTTTAGTAAGTTCATCTTTCTTGTTAAACATACGTTCACCACCAGTAGAACTGAGCATAAACTTGTTGTTTTCTTTTTTATGCAACAACCCTACCTTAACACCGTCTTGTTCAACAATCCAAAATTTGCCATCTACAATCGGCTTAGCGTGATATTCTGTCATTTAATTCTCCTGTACTAGTTTACGCATTGTAACAGATGTCTCTGGATACTTTGCCTGGAATGGCTCTGCGTAAGATTGAATATTATCTGCAATTTTCTTCATATCCCACGTGTTGCAAAATTTTAACATACGAATACCAACTTGTGTAATATCTTTAGGTACACAGTCAGCGTCAATAGTTTTTCTAATAAGCTCTTTAATTTCTGCAGGCTGTGCTGTGAGATCAATCAACACTTGATTCCTAATATAATCATCTAGAACTCTGTGCTCTTGTCCATTATGGTCAACCCAACGTTGCAACATGAGATTGTTCCACGCATAGCCTTTGCTGTTACGGTCTTCGAACGCTTCAGTAAGACCAACTTTGTTTTTAGTGCCTTTTACACGAACACCGGGATAGGCACTAAAGACGTTGTCACTAGTATCGCCTCGCATACATTTTTCAAATAGCAGCCATTGTGGGTTTACTTTTTTAGGCTCGCCTGTTTTCTTATCAACAACTAGTTTGCCTTTTTTATCAAATACGCCTTCAAGCGTATGTGTTTCTTCAGCAACACCGTTAAATTGTGTTACATTAGGCGCCAGCAATTGATGAAAATCACTGTCAGTACTGATAATCACGTGCTTCTCGTTAGGGTGTGCTTGAATAAAGCCAGCAATTAAGTCATCTGCTTCTAGTTGTGGATGCTGTAAGACTGTGCAGTTAGTCTTTTCTGCAATAAAGTTTTTAAACTCGTCAAACGCTTCCCAGAACAATTTATCTTCCTCTTGTTCCTTAACAGTCATTGCACTACGAGTGTCTTGCCTGTTACGTTTATAGGGCTGATAAAAATCTTTGCGCCAACTGCGACCTTCGAGGCAGAAGACCACGTGCTTCCCCTCAAAGTCATTCCATGCTTTTTTAATGCTGTTAAAAGTAATATGAAAGGCCATGCCTAGTTTAATTTCACTAGAGCCTTGAACAACGTGTCTAGCACGGAAAAATGTATTAGCAGTGTCGACGAGAATATAGGTCATGATACTTGAGATTTGCCTTTTGACAGTGGAACAACATTAATAAAACCTGCTGTACGATTTCTTGGATCTAACCCTTGTTCTAGAAACATGTTGCTCGCTAGTTCTCTGAACCAACGATCGACAATTTCTTCATCTGGGTCACCATCGTAACCGTATCCAGCTTTCTTCAATTGTACAATAAAATGTTCATTCCAGTCAAGCTCAAAAAAACCGTTCCTGACGTTATCTTGGTTCACATGGGTATTAAGGACTCCTACCCAAGGCTCGCCTTTCTTTGTCGCTCGATCTTTTGGTGTAGACTTGGCAAGTTCTTCTGCTTGTTTGGCAGCTTCTTCTGCTTGTTTGGCTTCGGTTGCACGAGCCACAGCTTCTGCTCGTTCTTTTTCTGCAACTTCTTTAGCCGCTTCAATCTTATCAATACCAAATAGTTTTTTTATAAATTTCATTAAGTTCCCCACTCATTTTTAAATAACGGCACTTGCAGTCTGTCACTGTAACGTAAGCCTGCTTTCATTGCCATATCTGCTACAGCTCTGTTATTAAGAGCGTATACGCTTTCAACACCACCAACTGGCATTAGGTAAACATGACCAGTAAATCCTGCCTCACGATATTCATCAATAGCACGTTCAGCGTCAGCAAAGTCGTGTTCTGTGGCAATAACAAACTTCAAATATGCTGTACCATATTCCTCATACTCGCAAACGATCTCTGGACAAATAGCTTCTTCCCACTTTTCGCCACTACAAGGAAGTTTAGCACTTACACTAAATGTAATCTCACGCCAAAAGTCTTTATCGTGATGTGACTTCCAGGTATGCAAGTATGAGGCAAATTCTGGAGTTAGCTTTTGAGTACCATTAGTCTCAAAAGTAATTTCTTTAAGACCTTGCATCTTAGGATGATTGAGCAAGTCTGGATAAGCACGTTGCCAGCCTAACAACGGCTCGCCACCTGTAATAACCAGATGTTCATCCTTCCACTCACCGTGTGGAATAATTTCACAAATACGATCCGCAATAGCATCGCTAGTAAGCATAGGGCTTAGGTCTTTAAAGTCTGGGTGCCAACTAGCATAGCTGTCGCAACCTGTACTAACTAAAGGCAAGTCCTCGTACTTTGTAAATGGTGTAATCATTTTGTGTGTAGCCGCAATGTCAGTAGCCTCGTGGCTTTCCTCACCCCGTGGCATACCAAAGCCGGCACATTTAAAGTTACAACCAAATGTACGCAGAAACACAGAAGGGACGCCCATATAGCGTCCTTCTCCTTGAATTGAATAAAACAATTCAGCTATTTTTATTTTTGACATTTCTTTCTTTCCTAAAATCTTTTACATCTTTCACAGCTGATTGTAACACATTAGCATAGTTAAGAGCTTGTTGTTCGGACATTATAAGAACAGATTCACGTTCAACATATCCTTTGGTTAGCAATGTCCACATAGTCTTCCAACGATTTTCTTGCCACCATTTTGTTTTTTGTTGGGTATAAATTGTAACAGTTACTCCGTGGTCTTCTGCTTCTACCCAAATATTATGATCGTGATCACAGTCTCCGCATTCGCAGACAATTTGATAGATCTTGGCATCGCCATAATCTTTTCTAATCAAGACGCCTTCGGCTGGACTTTGTGTCTGCATTATTTAAAAAGCTCCATGTTAATGATCTTTGCCACTCGCTCTCCGACATCTTCACCGTTGGGAATAACGTATGTTTGACTATCATGTCGGTCTTTACGATCATCGTATCTACGTACATTAAGAATACGTCCACCTACTGCGGTGCTCAATTCAAATGAAATACGATCTTCACCTTCGGGGCGATTACGTTCGATTGCCATTGCTGTTCCCAATTGTAGTCCCCTTTGCGCTTTCGCCTTGTTAATGTAAACTTCTTCTTCGTAGCTGTCTTTGTTATCCCAAGCCTTCTTAGCTTGATTGTAAAACCATTTGTCAAACCACTTCATTTGCAAGTCTCCAAGAAGTCATCTAGCTTTTTAGCTGCCTCGTCAAACTCTACAGCCCATACTTTGGCATAGATAGTTTCATCTTCAATTCGCATGTCAAACGGTATAACACCGTTAAATCTAAAGTCGTCAGGGACTCTAGTAGTTACTTCAAACTCTACTAAATTTTTAGCACGATTGATAAAGTGGTCTGTGATATCTTTAGCAGTACTCATTATTCTTCCTCAGGTTTAGGATTTGCTTCACTCCACGGCCATGAAGTGTTTGGATTTGGACGAGGCTTTAATTTAATGTTCTCTTCAATAACATCACCTGTAAGCTCGTCACATAAGTCTACTTGATAGGGTGCAATAATATGTACAGCGGCATCTTCTTCACACCAATCGTGTTCGCCATCATATAACCAACCAGCGCCACCTTCGTAGTAGAGTTCTTTGATTTCTTGTTGTTCCATTTCGTCAATGTCGTCGCTGAACTCAAACTCAACGCTGATACTGTCATCAAACTCACAGCCCCATCCGCAATCTGTCCTAGCATAGGCAACAGGATCACCTTCCCATGGAAGATTACAGTCTAAGTCGCCTTCGACAAACCCTTGACCCCAGCGATAAGTTTCGTCTAGATTAAACCAGCTAATACTGCCGTCTTTGTTTTCACGATACATCTCTACGTGATAGATGATGCTTTTTTTGTGCAGTGGTTTGATTAGGTATACTTGACTCATAATAATCCTTAACGTGGTGCAAACTCTTGTTGGAGTTTAATATTATCAAAGAATTCTTTCTTTGTATGAGGGTCATCTTTAAAAGTACCTTTAAGTACCGTAGTCTGTGTTAGACTAGAGTGTGCCATAATGCCGCGATTCTCACAGCAACCGTGTACTGCCTGCACATAGACTGCTACATTTTGAGAGCCGGTAGCCTTGCTAATCTCGCGAGCAATGTCGTTACAAAGCTCCTCCTGCAAAGTACCTCGTCTAGCGCACCATTGTGCGATACGTGTGTACTTTGATAGTCCAATTAGTTTTTCTGCCGCGATAATGCCAATATAAGCAACCCCAGCAACGGGTTGATGATGATGGCTACACATACTACGAAGTTCACTGCGAACCACGAGCATACCTTCATAGCGGTCCTGCGAGTCGTTTGGAAATGCTGTTGCGTCTGGTCCTGCTTCATATCTTCCTGCCATTATTTCATTGTAGTACATCTTAGCAAGGCGTCTTGCCGTGCCTTTTGAATTAGGATCGTTTTCACGATCAATAAGTAGAGCATCTAGCACTTGTTCAAATGCCAGCGTTGCTTCGTTGATTAACGTATCTTTTTCAACATCGCTAATGTATTCGCTAATGTTGTCACCCGCCCAGAAACGTTTGTTATCTTGTTTAAGTCTTTCGCGGATAACCTGACTAAGAGGCTTACCGTCTTCTTCTCTATAATTTAATTGTGTCAATCTAAAGTTCTCCGATGATATGGCAGTGGATTGCCTTTGTACTAGTATACAGTATTATTTAGGTTTTATCAACTTGTGTTTGCTCGAAGTTTGCGGCAGGCTTCTTTAACTTTTAAAGGATAGTCTGGGCTAATTTCTGAAATACTGCAATTATACATCTTTTCTTTTGGCGCAGGCACGTACCAAAGTCCAATAACGGACAGTATGAGAATAACAGTTGCTATTATCATATCGATACGGCTGCGATCAAAAGTCATAGTGTAATTGCGTGTGCTAATTTTTCAAGTTCTTCTTTAGTCATAAAGAAATTATAAGTTTGGCTATCAGTGACTTTACCATCTTTTAGACTTTCTTGAATAAAATCAAGACTAAACAAACCTTTAGGATTTAACACTTCATGTTTCTCCATGCGGATTCGAAAGCCTGCATCTTCTTTGATAGTAGCTTCACGTGCAGTATGTGCGACTGATTCGTGTAATGTTTTCATTTTCTTTCCTTTTAAAATACCATGTCTGCCGCAATTATAAAGCGATCTTGACTAGACTGCGGCGGCATTGGTCTATGCCATGTCTTGCCTGGATAAATTAACCATGTATAATCTTGCACAGGCGCAATATACCTTTCTGGTTTGTCTGGGCCGTTGAGCGCAAACTCTGTTCCACATTTTGCTACTTCTTGAACATCATATGGAATATGTAGATAGTATATGCCCGATAGCGTTCTTTCGCTACCATATTGGTGAGTATGCCATAGGTCGTCTCGATTCTCAACAATCTTGTTTGAAGTCATAAAACTCCAACTTTGGATTTGTTCAATCTTAACTTCCTTTTTCAGATACATAAAGCAACTCATGACGAAACTTTGTCTAAATTTTAACCAATGCTCGCCGGGATGATTGAATATGTTGATATTAGTTTGATACTTAGGACTGTTAGTAAAATATTTGCCTTCACTGATCACTTGTCTAATATCGGCTTTTGCTAACTCCTGATCTTCAGAAGTGATAATACTGCTAAAGTTAAATGTTTCAAAAGTATCCCAGTTATGTTGAAATGCAATCATATTTTCTCACTTAGCAGTATACGACAAAGATCTGCATCTTTTTTACTTTTAAAATGGAATTCCATAAAGTCTTCAAAAGGATGATAGACAAATCTATCTCCAGGTAATCCAAATACCTCTAATACCATAGCACAACATTCGTTCCACCATGGAACACTTTGATTATCCCAGTTAATACGTACTGAGTAACTAAACTTCTTTGCGGTAATTACCCTTGCTTGGGATAACATGTCTAACTCCTCCTCTAGGATCTTCCATATCTCCCTTACGACGTGGAATCATGTGTACATGTGGATACATTACTGTTTGTCCAGCAACTTCGCCAACATTTTGCCCGATGTTAAAAGCGTCCCATCTTTCAAGTTGTACGCCTTCAAATCCAAATTTGTACGCCGCCCTGTAGCATTCCCAGAGATTGTTACTTTGTTCTTCGGTAGGCACAAATAGCAAATGCCCCTGGGTAACTGGATATGCATCTCTGAATACCCAGTAGTCTCTTGCTCGGAATTCAATTTCGGTCCACGGAGCTCGGTTTTCATCTAATGCCCTTTCAAGATCTGTCATCTTTAATCTCAGCAATTTGCTCTAACAAATATTCTCTATACATCCTTAATGATTCACTATGCCGATCAGCGTTAGGCATGTCTCTGACTTTTTCTAAGTCTGCATCTACTTGTGATATCTTTTGTAATAGGTCGTCCCGAGTCATTTAGTCCACCATTCCTCGTACGGAAATTCAATCCATACATCTTCCTCTGCTTTGTTTACTTCCGTGCCCCAGTAATTCATTTTAACCTCGCACTTACTAGAAAGATTATCAATAACTACTGCAAATCTAACATTACTACCCCAAACGTTATCCCAGCGTTCATCGTAGGGAAAACAACCACTAGGCCAGTCCTTCATAATCCAATTTAGTGTGCTACCTTGATCATTGATGTCATCGACAATAAGTATGTTCTTGCCGTCAAACGCATCTTCAGCCATGCCTAAATTACTAACAGTAGTACCACTGTCTCTTAGGCTTACATCTAACGACTGCATAGGAACATTTAAGTAATGACTGATCATGACAGCAGGCAATAGCCCACCGCGACTAATGCCTACTATGTAATCTGGTTTCCAGTTATCTTGTTGAATACCTGCACAAATAGTTTGAACAAGTGTTTTAAATTCTTTAAATTTTATTAGACGTTTGTTCATTGTAAGTTTCTTTTTGAAGTATCATCGTCGTCTAAGAAAGCTCGAGCAAGTTGCTCTTGTACGGACTCGTCTAGCTCATCAAAATTGTCAGCAGTAATCTTAGTAGACATTGCTTCAATCTCGTCTCTGCTTTTGTTTTCAAACATATCCATGATCTCTTTGATCATTTGGTCTAGTTCTTCTTGAGTGCCTTCAAACTGATCAAAGCACCCAGGTGCAAATTCAATTTTGAGTTTCTTATCGTCAGTCATTGTCGCCTTTAATTGATTCAAATGTTCTATACTTGCCCAAAGCCGCAATGTACTCATCGTACAGTTTCTTTAGCTTTGGATGTTTAGCCTCTAGTTTAACATCTCTTTCAGGAATTGCCAAGACTTTTTCAATAGTATCTAACCGTTCTTCCAAATCTCGTCCGTTTAACACCATCTTACCTTTAACTTCTAAATTAGGAGGATTGGTTTGAGTAATTGTTAATGCGGCATCTAACGGATTGGTAGTAGTACCGGTAGACCATACATTTGTATAGCCTGTACCATTACTCCCGGCTGATGTTAAAAACTGTCCAGACGTAGTATTAGTTGTGTAAACATGTCCGCTTAGTTGTGGAGGTACGGCTCCGTAACCTGGACTAACCGTTGAGTTTGCGTTGTTGTAAGTAGTCGCCATTTGGAATCCATTTATTCTTTACGAGAAATCCCCATTCTCGTTTTTGTGGACCCGGCATAAACAGAGTCCATGCAGTTATACTAGGATCGAGCTCAATACGATGATAACTATTCGCGCCACAAATGCGAAAATGACCTGGCCCTCTCCAAGTGCAAGTCTCTGCAATCATTTTGCCTTTGCTATCAAACACAGGAGTCCATTCGTAATAACCGCCTTTGAGTATTAGAGTAGCGTAAGGCCACGGATGGTCATGTACATCATCAGGGTCTGACTTTAAAAACTTGTGTACAAATACATTAAACGGAAACCATGTTCTGTCTTTAAGGAAAACATAGTAGCGTTCAAGATATGGTTCGTTATCAACACGATCCATAATTACACGTTTTCGATCTAATCTTTCCAATAGCGAAAAGAATTTATTTTTTATCGTTTGGATTATCATAGTCGTCCTTCACAAGTTTATATGTTGTCTTAAACTTTTCAAAAGCAATTTTTAATCCAGGATATCGATCGCACATGTCCTGGATTCTCGCCCATTGCGGGAAAGCATCAACCCATTCTTCGTTGTTCCAAGAAAATATACTCGGATCAAGGGTAATAGTATCACTGATAGTCCCGCCGTTAGTAATAGTAGTATAACCACCAGATGTTCCAACTGCGCCTGCTCCTACATTGAAGTAGCCGCTTCCAGCCCCTGTTACAGTAATAGTATCAGTTAAGGTAATAACATCTTGTGCTGAGAAGCTATAATCAGTTGTGTCATTTAATGTTATTGAGTAGATCGGTTGCGCTGAAGAATTGCTCATGTAAATCCTTTGCTTGTTTTTGTATTTGTGGAATTCTAGTTTTGTAATTATCCATATGTTGCATAATTGCAAAACATAAATTAGGACGATGCGCTTGATACGATTCAAACGACTCGGTCCACTCACTTGGATACTTAAATGTGTCGTAATACATTTCTGTGTAACTAAGTCTATCCGGCACCATAGGGATAGCATCTACAACGGCACCCTCGTAACAGCTAATACCAAGCGTTTCTTGTAAATTAGCACTGAACACCATTTTAGCTTCGCCTAACAAATTATGATATTCATTCTTTGTTAGTTGTTGATCTTGACAGACTACGAACTCATACTGTGGCAAGTGTTCTTTTAAGTCTCTAAAAATTTCTACTTGCTTCTCAGGAGCGATGCGATGCGGGAATAAGATAAGATCACGCTTGGGCATGTTCTTGTACATGAGCAAAGTGTCTTCCATATATTCCATGGGCCAACCTGTGCGTACAATTTTTCCACTAGTTATATGCTCGTGTATTGTGCCTAAATTTGTGTTTAGTAAATTATTACGAAACATGGCAATGTGAAAATCTGTAGCAAAGTAGTTGTGATCAAATGCTTCGAAGAAACTTTTCTCAGCGTGTCTAACCCAAGGCTTATCACCAACTAAGCGTCCAAGAAAGTCTTGTGGATCATAACTGCCAGCATGCCATAAGCCGTGTGTAGTTACTGGAATACCCAGTAACTCACTCATGTACTTGAGATTGATGATACCAGGGTGCCAAGCATCAGTAAATATAAAATGATCACCTGCATGAACGGCTCCGTCGCAAAAAAGCCGACCCATCTGCTCAACTTGCCGAGACTTGTAGATGTTTGTGCCGCCAAAATTAAGAAAAGCCCCAGGGGTAGTAGCACTAGGAATATCAGTGGGACCGCAGATAACTTGAACATCATGTCCTGCCTTTTTAAGTAGACTAGGTACATGGCGCTTCCATTGGCCAGTGTACCTTGTTTCAACTGCTTCTAAATCAACTAGGAATACAGTCATTAGTTGTCGTAACGTTGATTGTTGAATCTAGGCTTATTACCTAGATAAGGTTTACGTTCACCATTCCATGGCTTCTTCTCACCAGACCACTGACGCTTAGGTCTGCGGCTTGATTCAAATGCTCGCCATACATGGCTTTCTCTATTGTAGAGATCTGACGGGTTGTAAGGTAGGAGTTCGAATCTGCAAAAATTTAGCAGGTTATCGAGATCGTTAAAAATTTTAACAACTTCCGGTTTCATAGTACTATCCTTGATTAATATTTGATAAACGAACCATTTTCTCCGTCTTCGGAGACTTCAATCCAAACCTCACGGTTAGGATACTTTTTGCTAATGACGTCATATAAATCACCTGACATCATTTCACAACTCTTATAATCTAAACTCAGTGTAGCATCTTTATAAAGATTTAGCAACCATCGTTTAAACTGAATAAACTCAA